CTCATCTCAAGTCCTCCGCGCTGATCGCGCAACAAAAAACCCCCGTCCGGCCAAGCGAAAGGGGGTCCTTCACATCCTGACCTCTTTAGCGGAATATTTAGCGTGGCCCGCAATCCGGTTACAAATCTACCACGTTCAGGGGGAAATCTCCTGAAAGTTCAACATGTTAGCCCGATTTCATAACTAAAACCCGCCTAAAAACTCGCATCTTTTCCGCCCATTTTCCAGCGTTTACGAGTATTTCCCTTTTATGGTATGCCCCCAAGGCATACCTGAGCACTCAGGGCATACCAAACAGCAGGGTCACCATGGGAACAATTGCAGAGCGCAAGTTATCCAACGGACGCACCGCCTATAAGGCTCAGATTATTCTGAAACGCAAGGGTGAACCAACCTTCAGAGAGTCTCGGCAGTTTCCGCGCCGGGCCACAGCAAAGGCTTGGATGCAACGGCGCGAGAAAGAGTTACGCCAACCTGGCGCTTTGGAAAAAGCCAGAGCACCACGCCCCACCCTATCTGACGCCATCAACAGGTATGTTGACGATCACAAAAAGAGCTATGGGAAGTCAAAGGCCCAAGTCCTTGCAAAACTAGCACAAACCGATCTTGCCCAAATTGCTTGCGAAGAAATCACCAGCCAGAAAATCGTGGATTTTGCGAGAGAGTTCGGGCGCAGCCGCGCGACCTCCACCGTGGGGAACTACCTTACTCACCTCTCCCCGGTCTTTAAGCTCGCGCGGCCTGCATGGAACCTAGATCTTGACCCCGCCGCTATGGCGGATGCACTCGTCGTGTGCAAACAGCTCGGCATAATCTCGAAATCGAATCGTCGCAACAGACGCCCTACGCTAGATGAGCTGGATAAGCTCCTATGCCACTATGAAGACAGCGCCAGACGCGGGCACATGCCCATGCACAAAATCATTGCTTTCGCGATATTCTCCACGCGCCGACAGGAAGAGATTGTAAGGATCAAATGGGAGGATCTTGAACCTGAAAACAGCCGGGTGTTGGTAAGGGATATGAAAAATCCGGGTGAAAAAATTGGGAATGATGTTTGGTGCGAACTTACCCCTGAGGCCCTGAGGATCATCAAATCCATGCCCACCGGTCCTGCGGGCGCTTCAATATTCCCCTACCGAGCAAACAACATTTCTGCGTCCTTCATTCGGACCTGCGCTCTCTTGGGAATCGAGGATCTGCGCTTCCATGATCTGCGGCATGAAGGGGTTAGCCGCCTGTTTGAAATGGGCCGCACGATCCCGTTGGCCGCTAGCGTTTCCGGCCACCGCAGTTGGCAAAGCTTGCAGCGATACAGCCACATTAAAACGCCGGGTGACAAGTATGATGGTTGGCCATGGCTGGCGCGAGTGTGCAGCGAGCCCCACTGTTAGGAGAGCCAGGACCGCTACAGATTCCGCATGCCCGCAGCTGCACATCACTGAGAGCTTGGTTCCGCCGCGCTTTAGCATGTGCGGTAAGTAGATCTCAGGGCAGGTTTTGGCTAGCCCCCTCCCACGCGAGATCACCAAGGCGCAGAGCTTTCACACTGCCCTCTAGTTGGACTTTAAGGACAAACCAGGAATCAATGAAACAGCATCCGCCATTGAGCATTCTGTTCCCTCAGAAATCGGCCATACAAGTTCCACAAACATCACGTGAACAGGGAGTACAAAGAACAATAGAAGAGCACAAAGACCCCCCTGCGCAAGCCGTCGTCCCCGAAGCATCCCCAAGAGCGGGCCCACCGAAATATGGAACATGAGAAGAACAAGGAACAAATGAATCAGTATCGCCCCAACCTGAGCGATAACCACCAACAAACCACTGTAGCACTGAGAAAAATGAAAACTGGCTCCAAGGGCCAGAAATGCTCCTGCATATAAGAATACAGCGCTTTGCAGATTTCCTGGCAATTCCTTTACAATACTCGCCCAATCCTTCATCGATTTCTCCTAAGATGCCAACCCAACACCATCTAAACCACCCCAATTGCCTCCGCAAACGAAGAAAAGCCCCAGCTTTCACCGGGGCTTTTCGTCGTTCAGTATTTCGCCAATAGTGGCCAGCTTTGCGTTTGCCGCTTGCCGCCCTCGGCGCTCCGCAATCAGCGCATCCGATAGCTGGCCCTCAGTCTGGGGCACCGGCCCGGTGTAACCTAGCACCGGCTGCAGCAAATCCGCCGGCACTTTTTGCGGGGGTTGGATTAGCTCACTGTCCCGCCCGAAACAGCCGGTCAGCAGTAGCAGACAGCAAAGGGGATAAAGGCGCATCGCGTCCCTCCATTTGTTGCAGGTCATTGGAAAGCGCCACCCAGGCGCGCGCCTCTTTGGCAGCTCGGCTCAGGTGATCGCGGTGAATGCGGGCGGTCTCTGCGGCTTGCTCTAGGGTGGCTTGCGCAGCCGCAAGATCCGACTGCACCGCAGCCAGTTCGCCGCGCAGCCGGGCGCGGTCATTGAAGGCATCGCCAACAAACCAGACCACTCCAGCCAGCATCGCCACCAGGGCAAGCCCTGGCAGGTTGCGCAGAACCCAGGCCCAAAGCTTGGCCTGCATCATGCCGCCTCTTTCAGCGCGGCATGGCACATGGCACGTTCAGCACCGCGCCGGTTGCCCAGCCCACGGATCACCCGACCACCGGCGCGGTTCCAGCGGGGCAGCTCATTGCAGGCCCCCACCAGATCCCCGGCATTGGCCTTGCGCACCAGGGTCGATTTGCAAGCAGCCCCCGCCCCGACATTGTAGGTCCAGGAGACCAGGGCGATTTTCATGCCCACCGGAACCGGCTGGGTCAAACAGCGATCCAGCGCCGCCTCATAGGCCAGGATCTCGCGCGCCAACATGGCATCGCACTCCGCCTTGCTGTAGCTGTCGCCTGGTTGCACTCCCTTGGTTTCGCCATAGCAGACGGTCCAGATACCCACGACATCGCGGTAGGCTTGCGTCCGCAGCCCCTCCCACTGGCCGATGAAGCCAATGGCGCCGGACATCGCAATACCGCTGCCCGCAATCAGCCCAACCGCGCGCCGCCGCATCGCGCCGCTTTGGTCCCGACGGAAGGCTGCAAGCTCAGATAGCCCGTTCTGCAGCATCAGCCGCGCCGGGATCGCCAGCACCTGGCATGTGGCCGAGGCCATGGCAAAATACAGCGGATCCCAGCCCAGCATGCCGGGTTGAACCAGGGCCAGGAAGTATCCGCCCAGCAGAACCAGGCTGGCCAAAATGAGCCAGACAGACCAGGACTTGCCAAGCGTGGCGCGCCAGTTTGAGATGAGTTTCATTGCGTTTGCTCCAATGCAAAAAGCCCCGCCGCAGGCAGGGTTGGGTTCAGGTTTTAGGTTTTTCAGAGGTTTTAGCTGGGCAGCTTGCCTGTCAGCTTCAGCTGCAACTCACGCTGCTGCAGCCGGTAGGTGGCAACCTTGTGCCACAGGTTCACTCCAAACCCAGCCAGCGCCAGGATAAAGCCGCCAATCGCCAACCACTGGGTCAGGGTCAGCGCCCCAAAGCCCGCAATCGCCGCGCCGCTCAGGGTTGAGATATTGGCAACGCCTTGGATCTTGTGCTCAATCATCATGATGCCTTGTGTCTAAATATTTGCCACATCTTCTGAACATGCAGCCTCGGTAAGATCGGCATCTGGCACTACCCTGGCCAGTGCCTGCCATCAGAGAAGTCAGCGGCTGCGTCAGAAAATCACCCGCTGCTTGTGCAGAGTTCCGTCCTCGATCAGGGTGGTCAGCTTTCCTGCAAAGCGCTGACCCGCCCACTCGAAGAACTCTGCGTTCGGATGATTGAATTGGACACCGGGCGGCGTCACCCAGTTGAACACGCTGTCAAAGAGCTGCGTCGTGGTCCATGTCGGATTTTCCGCAAGCCTCTTTTCCATGAAAAGATACTGCGCCTTTTGCATATCCCAGAACATCACGCCCGCTTCATCGCAGACTTGCTGCGTTAGCTGGTTCACCATGTCGGTTGTTCGCCAGCCCATCAACTCCACACCGTTCCCGGTGCGATCTCGCGATACTAACAAGTCACTGTTTGCGGGCCATATCACTCGCTCATCATCGACCTCCACGTTTTTCGCCAAGACGGCGTATGAGCCGGTGTGAGGGATGGCCTCAACAAAGGTGATCCAATTGGTGTCCCAGTCAATCGTATCGACGGTATAAGTCCCCGCACCTGGACCGGATGCAAAGTAAATCTTATCCCCCGCCGCTAGAGTGTAGCCGTAAAGCCGCAGGTTGATCATCTTGACGCGCCCGCCCGCTGCATCAAATTCGTGCGACCCGTTTACTTCGTACGTTTGGTTGCTATCCGGCCAGTTTGAACGATAGGTACTTGGGAAGGATTGAGGATAATCGACGTGGTTGTGATAGCAGCCCACATAGATTGGCATGGCGTTGCGAACATCGCGGATTTCAGTAAACAGATCCAGTAACTGACCTCTATAGTTGTCGTAATCATTCGCGCCAGAAATCGCCCCGATGCCCACAGAGTTAGTAAGCTGACCGCCCATTACAATATCGTAATCACCCGCCGCCGCGCCTTGAATTTGAGCAAGGTACTCATTCAAAAACGCGCCGCCCACAGCACGGCTTGTCCGCGTGAACTCCAAGTTACGAAGGTATGAAAACGCACTGGTAAGACCGGATATTGCCAGTGAGGAAGGCGACTTGCCCACATGCAAATCGGTGTCAGAAGAGCAACCGAAATTCAGCACCTTCAAGGTGGTCGGGGCCGCCTTTGCGCGTACACCATCGGTCCACGTAAAGAAGTTGCTAGGGTTGCGCGGCGATGCTGCGTAAGCAGCATCAGACGGCACCGGCCCGTTGATCTTGTTCATCAGGGCAAGGGCCTCACTAGCAAAAGCCTCACCTCCCACTCGCCCCTCTAACTCACCAACTAGACCCTCTACCTCCTGCACTCGCGATTGCAGCCCCTCCACATCCGCGACAATTGTAGAGATTTCTCCACGAGATACGCCAGAGGTCAGCAAAATCCATGGGTGACCACCAGAAGCGTCATATCTGAGCAAACACCAACTTCCAGCCTTGATATCGCCAACAAGCAAAGGCGCACCCGCTGCCCCCCTGATGTAGAAAGGCGCAGACTCATTCAATGAAAGTGTAACATTTACGGAGGTATTGTCGTGGAGCGCCTTAAATGCAAGCAGGGTACCGTTTACGTGCCCATGGTCAGCCAAAACCTCAATTTCATTCTCTGAACCGGCCACACTACTAGCCACTGCGTAAATTGATCGCAGCTTCCTGGTGTCCTGACCCATAGTCGTCAGTCGCCACTTGTTTGCTGGTCCAGCATCCCAAACTACCTCATAGTAGTATCCTGCCTTTAGATCCCCCTCAGAAAGCGGACCACCCCACATAGTAATCAATCCAAAAGAGGCACCGCCATTTAGGGAAATGGTGACTGCGCCTGAGTTATCAGAAACCGCACGAAACCTAAGTCGCGTCCCTTCGGAGAATCCTGTCAGGTTATCGTTGCCCAGCTCGATTGCATCTTCCGTCCCACCGACAGAGCAGAAGATCGAACCCACGGTTCTTAACTCAGTCACATCCAACCGACCGGACAGTCCTGTATTTCCAATACGAACCCATCGGCCCCATGCATCATTCCAAGAATATCGCCCCGAATTGTCTACAGATGCACCGTCATATCCCGTCTCAGAAGCTGCTAAATGTGTGCCGCCATCACTGTCCAACACCTCCCCCCCCTGCCCGTCTCCACCACCGACTGCAGTAAGAAGATCAGACCAAGTAGGTTTTACAATTTGGCTAAAAACCTGACCGACCTCTAACAGCTCCGCCCGCTCCTCCAGTGCTGCAGTCCGCCCATCGGCCTCAACAGCTGATATCTCCAGAGCTGTAGCTCGCTGAGCCACGGACTGAGTCGCCTCAGCGGCACCCGTCATCCAATTTGCAATATCCACTCTTGAGGGGCGGTGTTCAGAGCTAGGCGGATTGCCAAGCATTACTGTTTGCGGATTATCGGCAACCATAGGCGCCTCCTGTTTTATGCTGTGAATGTTTCAGATGCAGACCAGTCGGACAGCCCGAGACCTGCACTGCGGTTGCGGATTTCCACCGCGTAGTCTGCCCCGGCAGTCAAACCCGTGAGCGCAAAGGTGACCGCCCCCTCATCAGCCTGAACATTGGTCCAGGGCGAGGACGCCGCCGTGAGCTGATAGCGCAGCTCCTGGCTATAGGCGCCGCTTTGAGCATCCCACCCCACTGTCGCGCTGCCCCCACCTGCCCCGGTGACCACCAGACCCGTTGGCACCGGAATGCCGTTGTCACCCTCGACGCTGTCATAGATCGGGCGCCTTGGTTCCTCTGCTGCAGCGTCAAAGGCAAAATCCTCCGGGCTGACCGAATTGGCGGTGAGCGAGAACACCCCCGAGGCCTCGCGGGTCAGCTCCCCCACCTCAAAGACCGCATCGATCTGCAGTTCCGGATGCACAACCCGGAAGAACCGATGCGCCCTGCCGTCACCGCTCTCACCAGTTCGCCCACCAAGGATCTCATAGCCCTGAAAGCCGATGGTCGCGGTGAGCTGGTATTCGGCCAGTTTGGTGCGGGCGAGCCGCTTGTTCAGCCGCGAGATCTGATTGTGATTGGTGACCATGAAGAGCTGCGGCTCATCCCGGCTAGGCTTGGCCACCTCATTCTCGACCCAGGCTCCGCTGGGGGTTTCGCGCCAGCCGTTTCCCGGCTCAGTATAGACGCCGGCCACCTCATCCGGCGCATCGGCGCCAAACTCACCGCTGTTCAGCTCCAGCGACAGAAAGTCATCCGGCCCCAGTGTCAGATCCGGCGCAATCCAGCGTCCCACGGTAAAGCCCACCTTGCCGTCCGTGCGCTCATATAGAAAGGCATCACAGGCCGCCGCCAGAGAGACCCGCTGGCCCTCAAAATCCTGTTCATCCGACAGGGTGCCGTTCAGCTCCCAGCGGTTCTGCAGATAACCCTCTGCGTTCAGGATCTGCGCGTCACAGGCTTCGGCCTCATCAGCCACCTCATCCCAATCCACCTCGCGACCCAGGATCTCCACCACCCAATCCGCCAACACCAGGGCAGCATTTGAGGTGAAGCGCCGCCCACCATCGCGCGGGTCAAAGAGATCCTTCTTGCCATCGATCACTGGCGTATAGGCCCATTGGCGACTTTCCGGGTAGATCTGAGTAAACGAAGACGACGGAGGCCGCGCCGCCCAGAGCACAGCCCCTGACAGCGTTGCAAAATCGAATTCCTCGGTGATCTCGACAAAGGCATCATTCAGCCCAGGATCAACTTGCTGGCCCGCAGCGCCATCAAAGACATTGATCCGGCCATAACCCGCAATCGGGGTCTCTGCGATATTGCTTTTGTCCTGGTCTGCCTCATCTGTCAGCGTCACCAGTCGCTCATCAAGCCAGTGCTGCACCACACCCTCAATAGGATGCGCCGCCAGAATGGGCACATAAAACCGTTTGTCCTTTGCAAAGCCGGTGAAGCCCAAAAAGCCGCCCTTGCGGGTGCGCCCATAGACCCATTCTGCATAGGTGACCGGCTGGGCAAAATTGGCCATCTGGACGCTGGGCGGTGGCGATGTGGGCTTGGGCGCAAGCTGCGCTGCCAGTGCAGACAGACCAATGGCCACAACGGTTTTGACAATGAAGCCACCAACCACCGAGGCCGCAAAAGTCGCGCCTGCAGCATAGGCCGCCGTGGCGGCAAGCGCAGTACCGCCCGCCACGGTCAAAGCGCCAGCGACCCAGGCCACCACCGGCGCGGCCTGCGCAGGTTGCGGCGTCAGCATGGTACAGCCCAGCAGGGCAGCAAAGAGCAGGCTACGCTTCATAGCCCACTCCCCAGATTGCCAAAACCTGCGGGATCAGAATGGGCTTGATAGTGATTGCCCCCCTGCCCCCGTGATCCTCATTGCGGGTTTTGAAGCCCCAGGCCTCCCCCAGCCACAGCCCCCCACAGGGCGACAGCCGCCCCTTGGCGTCATAGGCCATGACAATGCCAATATCGCCCGGCGCCGGTGTAGCAACGCGGGGCAGCCCGCCGATCGTGGCCAGGCAGGCCTCGACCGCTTCCACCGGATTGCGCAGAAAGCCAGTCTCACGCTGGCAGGATCCGCGACTGTCATAGACACCGCGCAGCGCCGCTGCCGGATCTTTGCCCTTAACTTTCCAGACCCAATCCGCAATCGACAGAACGCAATCCATTTCGCCCCAGATAAAGGGCGCGGCGTTCCAGCGGTGCAATTCATGATACAGCGGTGACATCATCCGAATAGCTTCTCTTCTTCAAAAGCGGTTGTAGGGGCAAACTTCAGTGAAGGATTGGGCGCGCCGGTTAGCCTGGCGTGGCCCTCAGTATTCATCACCAACCGCCCGGCGGCCCGGCGTTTCTCGGTCCAGGCCTCAAAGCCCAGAGAGATCAAGCGATCCTGCGCCCCACTGGCCGAGAACCGCAGGCTGCGCATGGTGCGCTGCATCCATTGTTTGGGCGGATGCTTGGGCTTGTAGAAGTCCGCCATGCTGCCGATGGGCTGGAAGAAGAACCGGATGGCGCGGCCTTTGATATAGTCGACACCGAGAGCTTTCACCTCAGAGATCAGATCATCCGCTTCTGGGTCCTGAAAGTAGGAGAGCGTGATCGACCCCTCTGGCGCGCGACCCTCAAGAGCGCTCTCAAGCGAGCTGACACTGGCAAGCTGGGTGCCGTACCACTTGTGACCATTCACATCCGTGAAGACACCATCAGCCCCAATCATGAAGCGCATCGGCCCATCTGGTGTATCCATCTCGCACAGGTCCAGCGCCCCAAGGATCTCACCTTGAGGATCATACCCTTCAGGGAAAAAGCTCATCTGTTCAGAACCTCACGAAAGTTCAGTTTCACCTGGGCGGCGCGGCTGGTGTCATAACGCACCCGCCCCATGCCGCCCTCAACCGCTTCAAACAGGCCCATGGCTTCCAGCCGGATCGGATCACCCGCTGCCAGCGCCTCTCGCAGGGGCATCTGCACCCCAAGGTCATATACACCCGCCGAGACCTCCAGCACCCAGGTCACGGTGAAGGGCCATAGCCCCTGGCTCATGATCTGGCCGATACGCGGCGCGGCATCCAAACCCGTCACCCGGATCTGTTCTGCGCCACGATCAGCAGCCTGCGCAGCAAAGCACATCGGCTCAGAGGCAAAGCCCTCACCGGATGCAAAGCTGGTACCGTCTGCAAAGGCTTGTTCCGCACCGGGTGCGCCAGAAAACCCGATCGGATCCACCATGGGCAGGCGGTAAATTCCCAGCCTCCCCTGCGCCATGGCCCGGATCCCGCGCCACTGCGCCAACTCAGCCCCTTCCAAAAACACCGAAGGCGCGCCGGTCCAGCGTGGGAACCGGTTGAACACCGTCGACGAGCCGCCCCCGGTGTTTTCTCCAAGACCCTGGCCGCGCCAGTCTATATCCCAATCCACCTGCAGAAACTTCAAAAAGCCATCTGGAAGGGTAACAATAGGTCGCTGCATCAGCCCTGCCTCGCCAGATGGGTTGCAAGATTGCTGGACGTTTTGCGGTCCTGCATCGCCATCCCCGCAGAGACATGCTGGGCCGAGACATTACCGCTGACGTCTTGGATGAGCGGAACCAAATAGCCGCTATCATCCACGCCAACACTCACATGCAGCCGGTTTTGTGCCGCCCCCAGCATCGACCTGGTGGCCTGCGCTGTGTTCACCTGCGACCCGCGCGGCAGATTCACCAGCTCCGGCCCCCGCTCCCCAACCAGCGCCAACCCGCCAGGTGCTGACAGGGTGCCATTGGCAAAGCCAAGAATCCCAGAAAGCCCCTCAAAGGCATTGCCAAACAGCGAATTGAACGCACTGTTTGCCAGAGCCGTAGCCACGCTGGACAGCATGTCTGCCAAAGCCTCCTTTGCGCTCTTGGCACCCGTCACCAGCCCCGCAAAGGCGGACTTGGCCGAGGATTTCACCGACTGCAGACCCTCAGACAGCCCGTCAATCTCTTCCTTGATCGGTTTAACTCCACCAGCCCCACCGCCGCCGAGGTTGCCCAGAGCATCTCCGAGGCGATTGGCTGCCGTGGTGCCATCCTCTGTTTCCTCTGTGGTGCCTTTCAACGCAGCCCGCAGCGCTTCAATGCTTTTCAGAGGCGCATTGGAGGCTTTGGCCAGGGCATCAGCGCGAGCTTGTGCGGCATCTGCCGCATCGGAATAGTTATCCGCCAGACCGCTGGTCTCATAAGATCCCGATCGCGCCTCGACAGATGCGCCATGCAGCTTCAGCGTCAACGCATCCATGCCAGGGACACCATTGATCGATCCGGCAAGGTTACGCAGAAAGATTGACCAACGCTCTTGCAACGCCGCCAACATCGAAAAGAAACCGCCTTTGATCCCGTCCCATGTCGCGTTCAATGATGCGCCCAGAGAGGAAGCCCCAAGCCGCATCCGGTCCCAGACTTCCGCTGCGACATTTTTCAACAATGATAAGGCCTCGCCAAAGCCCCCAGCACCCGCCACCAATCGCGAGAACTGATAGACCAACTCCCCCGCAATAACGATCAAAGCGCCTATGCCGGTACGGATCAAGGCACCGCGTAGGAACACCAGCGCCCCGGACAGCGTGGCCGTTGCCAGCTTCGCCGCAACCAAGGCCGCCACATAGCGCACCCCAAAGCCGGTGACCGCCACCGCCAAATAGGTGGTGAGCCGCTTCACATTGGCCGCCAAACCGTCCAGAACCCCGCGCAGTGCGCCACCTGTGCGCAGGCTGTTGGTGATCCCCTGTGCCATCTGTCCCAGGGCAGGCACCAATTCCAGCGCCAGACGCTGGCCCAGGTACTGCGTCACCAGGCCCAGCCGCGCGATGCGGTCATTGGCCTGCTCAATCTTGCCCGCATCTACTGAGTTGACCGCAAGCCCATAGTCCTCAACATCGCGGCGCGCAGCGCGAATAGCTTCCCCGCCGTTCAGCATCAGCAGCACCATTTCCCGGTTGCGCACACCGAGATCTCGCAGGATCGAAGAGGTCTCGCCGGTACTCAGCCCCAGCGCTTGTACCCGATCGGCAATCAGCGCCAGCTTTTCATCTGCGTCTGACCCAGAGAGCTGCTCAGCCGAGACCCCCAGTGCATCCAGCGCCCGCTGCGCATTGCCGGATTTTCCGATCGAAGCAATCTCGCGATCAATGGTCTGGATGTCATTGGTCATGCTCGACAGGCTCACACCCGCCTCGCCAGCCGCCAGCTCCAACGCCCGAAAGCCCCCGATCGAGGCGCCGAGGCGCCGGGCAGACTTTGCCGCCCGGTCCAGATCCCGCGCCCCCGCCAAGGCCATGGCCGTGATCGCCCCCCCTGCCGCAGCAGCCACCGCCGCCACCGCAAGGAATTGCTTTTTCATCGCGGCCAGGGGGGATTTCACCCGCTTGGCGCCACGTTCAAACTTGGCGCTGTTCAGCCCCAGATTGACCCGTAGCGCGCCGATTACAGATTTGCCCATCAGATCTCCTCTGCCCCCATGGCGTGATCGGTAGGGCCACCCTCCTGGGCGCCCCAGCTCTGCGCCAGAAGCTCACACATCGCCTGCAGGGTTTCAGGCGATTGGGGTTCAACAGGGCCAGCGCCCAGAAATTCATCGAAAGAAGGTAGCGCATCGCCCCGACACAGCGCCGCGATATGCCAGACCTGCCAGGCGCGATCCTTATGCTCGCGCTCCAAGCGCTGACCCGCCCCCTTCATCAGGGCCAGGTACAGGCGCGGCGTCAGAGACCAGAAAGCCGCCGGATCCGGGAACCCAGCGGCCACATAGGCTTCTAACATTTTGATGTAGTTCAGCCCGGCGCCGTCACCGGGGCTGTCACCAGCTGGCCGTTTCCCAACTCTGCGGCCTCGCCACTCGTGGGCATTGCCCCCTCAATCAGCCGCTGCACCACGCTCAGATCATGGCTCAGCACATCGCCCGCATCGCACAATGTGGCGTCGGGATGGTGGCGCAGCAGACAGGCGCGCACCAGGTGCCGCAGATCAAGTATAGAGACATCGCCCTGCTCCGCCGCCTCAAAAGCCGTCATGGCATCCTTGCCAGTCGCCTCTTCAAACGCGGCCATCGCGTTAAAATCGCAGCGCAGGGTCCAGCTCTTACCATTCGCCTGGGCAGTGGTCTCACCAATGAAACGGTTGGCCATCATGCCACCGCCAGAACTGGCTTGCCGCTGGGTTTCACCGTCAGCGTTGCCGTCATCTTGTCATTGGTCAATTCGCCAAATTCCAGCCCGGTGATTACCGCGTTGAAAGTGAGCGTGGAGGTTTCATCCGGGAAAGTGATCTGGCACCATTTTGTCCCAGCCTCAAAAGCCGCATCAAGTGTGGCGGCAACCGAGGGCGCAAAGTTCAGACCGATTTTGGCCTCGCTGCCATCCTTCATCCCGGCAATGAATTCCTTGTAACGATCCGGGCTTTTGAGGTGGGTCTTCTCAACCGCATCCCGCGATTTGCTGGGCGGGGTAATGCTGACCACCCCAGCGATTACCGGGAATGGCCCCGCTTGATCATCCGCCATTCCAAAGTCGGAGTTATATCCGATATCTGCATCTACCTCAGGCATTGCTCTCTCTCCAGTTCACCAAAAAATCCATTGAAACACGGGCGGCCCGGTCAGGCTCATTTGATCCGCGTTCTGTGTTGTCGCGCGTGGCCTCTAGGAACACGCCCCGAAAGCCACCGCCGCGATATCCATCCAGGGCATCGCGTACCGCGCGGGCCACTGCTGCAGCATCGCCATAGGTCTCTGCGTAGCAGTCAACCTGCACCCGCCCCTGTGACAGCCCATCAGCCCCCTGCAGAGTGTGGCCTTCTCGATCGCCAATCAGATGCAAGCAAATGGCCGGGTACGGATCCCCCTGGGGCCGCTTGCCCCAATCCACCCGCACACCGCAGAGCGCGGCCACCGTCGGCACTCCGCGCAGAAGTGATCGCAGTTCAATTTGCATGGGCTATCCTTTCGCGGCCTTGCGCTGCGCGCGAGCCAGTGATTTCTCAAACTCCGCCCAGAGATGACCGCCAAGCCGATCCAGCAGCGCCTGCTGATCCTGATCCCAGGCAGGCCGCGCAAAGGGCTGCGGCGCCTGATGCTCATTGCCAAATTCTGACTGGGTTGCCTGCGGCAATGGCCCCGCCCCCACAAACATCTCCACCGCAGCCCGCTGATCCCGGAACAACGCCCGATGCTCTGCCGCCTGCCGTTTTGACAGCTTGGTGCTGACCGCAATGCTTTCTTGCAGATCGCCCTCACCGTGCGGCGCACCACTGCGCATCAAATCCGCCATCGGCCCTGCCGCCTTCATCAGGGATCGGCGTAACACACCCCGCCCCGCTGATTTGCTCAGCTCGTCCAGCGCATCTTCCAATTCGCTGAAACCCTCCAGCTTCATTTCCATGCTCATGGCTGCATCTTCACAACGGCGGTGATTTCAAGGATCCGGCCACGGCCAGAAACCTCCTTGATGCCCAAGATCTCAAATTCCTGCGCCCCGGACCTCAGGCGATGCGCCGCAGTGATCGATGAGGTGAAGGCGGTTTTCTTAACCTTGAACCGCGCCACCAGGTGCGCCGCATCCTGCCCCGCCCGAAACACCTCATCAGCGCTTGCATCCTCCTTAGAGGCCCAGACTTTTTGGCCGTGCGGCTGATACACGTCTTCGCGCCGCATCCCATCATCCACCTGCGCTTTGCTCAGAAATTGAATGCGTGTGTCCAAACGTCCGCCCATATCAAGCCACCTCGCAGGGGCGACGGTAGCGCGCCTGTTTCATCAGCAGGCGCACCCCAAAGGACATGCGCGGCACGTCCTCATTCTCGATCGAGATCCCGGCTTCCAGCCATTCCTTGGCCAGCAAAAAGATCGCCTGCCGCAAACGCTTCGCAGTGGGCGCATCTGCGCCGCCAACATTAGCCTGCACCCGCAGCAGTTCGGAATGCACAGCATGCCCCGCCCAGGCGTTGCCCAGAACAAGCTGCGGCTCATCATGCGCCTGCTGCACCCAGACCCCGGCCAATGGCTGATCAACCCAGCCACCTGCACCGTCATCCAGCGCCAGCCCAACCAGCTCCTGCACCGGCAGCACAGGAAACCACCACCGCCGCCACGCGCTACGCGTGACAACAAATTCCACCCGGCGCGGTGTAAGCGGGCGACCGGTTGCGGTTGCCACAGTGGCCTCCGCCGATTCCAGCGCCAACTGCGGTGCCGCATCATCCCCGGCATCCTCAGACTGAAAGTGGATCGACCGCTTGAAGTCAGCCAGATCCACACCAGCAGCAATTTCACCCGCTTCAATCACCCGCATAACTCGCGCCCCTTAGCTTTTTGCGCCCTGTTTGGGCGGCGCACCAGGCGCTTTCCCTTTGCCCTGCGTTTCAGGTTCAATCTGTTCAGCGGGGGTCTTTGCAGGTTCTTCTTCAGAAACGGATTCAACCGCAGCATCCAGTGCCGCCTGCAGTTCTTCCTCGCGCCCCAGCAAAGCCGCCTCCCGCGCGGCCAGATCCCGCGCGCGCGCTTCAAGGCCAGACAGACCAACCAGCAACTCTTCTTCGCGGCGCTCAACACTCGCCAATTGATCCGCCATATTCTCGCCAGCCTGGGCCAGCTCCTGCCGATCGCTTTCCAGCAGATCGATGCCTTCACTAGTGAGAGCAGTCACCTGTTTCACAGGCCCAACAAGCCGCGCGACAGCGCTTGCCCCAGCGCAGAGCTGTTTGGCCTTTTTCTCATCAAACGCTGCGGTTTCACCTTTGTTGTAGCGGGAATATCCCGCAAGGAATTGCACCAGAATGCGTGTCATCTCACGTCTCCAAATCTCAGGAAAAAAAAGGGCGACCGCTAGGCCGCCCCGATTGTCGTGCTGTTCAGAGGGGTTTAGAGACCCCAGCTGGTGCCAGTCAGCACCGAGATCGCCTCATCATGGGCAGGGGCGAGGTCATGACGCGAGACCGCCCGCATCAAGGTCAGATCCCGCTGAAAGGCCGAGATCGTATTACCACCAACATCCACAAACGAGGCCTCAGTGGAAGACGCCACCCGGATTTCCTGATCGTCGCCAATCATGATCTCACCAAAGTCGGCAAAGGTAATTTCGGTGTCATTGCCCGTGCCCAGATTGTTCGGCACCTGCGAGGTGGTCTCAATCGGGTAGCCATGCAGCGTATTGCTGGCCTCGATCGAAGGGTACATTTTCGCCCCCGATGGATCGCGCAGACTGGCCAGAAAATGCTTGGTTGCGCCCCGCATGATCCAGCCGGGCTGTTGCATGGCCACATTGGCATCTTCCACCACGCTGACCATCCAGCGCAGATTGGCTTCAACAACCGCCGCTGTATTGGCCACGGCCAGACGGACATTTGCGGGCAGGCACCAGTTGCGCAAACCCTTGGGGGTTTCGCCTGTGCCATCGCCGCGAATGAAGGCAAGATCTTCGCGCAGCGCCATATAGTCCAACAGCAAATCCCGCACCGTCGCGCCAATGCTGGCGCTGGAATGCGATAGCAGCGCATTGCCGATCGGCACCAGAGCGGTCAGGGTTTTGAAGTCCTGATCCACTTTGTCAAAGCTGGGTTCACTTTCAACAATCGGGGCGTTTTCCCCGATATAGCCCGCCGTGGGGGCCGAGGCGACACGCCCCATGCGCAGCTTGCCCGCAGGCATATCATGCACCCGTGCCCCCAGCTTGCGCACCACAACACGCGGCTTCAGAAGACTGATCAAAACCGCGCTTTGCGCCCGTGGGATCAGCACCCCGCCAGCCCCATCACTGGCCCCAGACAGAGTGGCCGCAATACCGCTGTGCCCCTCCGCCTCAAGGAAGGTGACAGCCTGATCCTTGTTGCCCTTGGAATTGGCCAGCGCCGCCACCATCAGGCCGGTATCAGCGCCCTTGTCATCCGCCTTGGCAACCTGCCCCGGCACAGAGACACCAAGGCCACCAGGGGTCAGCTCAGAACTGGCAGTGCTGGCCTTGGCAGCCTCGACCTCTTCAGCCCGTGAAACCCGCACCTTCAGGCCTTCAAAGTCCGCCTTGGCCGCATCAAAGGCAGCAGTCGCCGCTTCGATCGCGCTGACCTCGGCAGTGCCGCTGGCTTCCAAATCATCCAGCGCCTGCGCCGTGGTTCCCATGGTTTCAGCCGCCGCCTTCAGCATGCGGCGCAGATCGTTGATATCCATGTTGGTTTCCTTTTCGTCATGGAAAGGCTGCAATAGCGCAGCCCAATTGGCCCCGCCGCAAATGCGCGAGGTGAACACAGGCAAGGTTGCCGGTGACTAATCGTGAGTTTTAGAGGGTAGCTTGCGCCTGGGCGGCTTCAGCCAGGGCCATGGCCGCCCGCGTTTTGGCACGCGGTTTGGGAGCGTACAGCGCGCCGATGCGCCCCAGAAAATCAGGCAGGGTTTCCTCTGCATCCACCAGCCCGCGGCTGATTGCATCCGCTCCCCAAAACACGTCGCCGCCATCCTCGGCATTATCCGTGCGGCTCATCCGCCCAGGAAGATCTGCAACGGAAATTTTGCGCCCCTCGGAAACCCCCGCCAGGAATTCGCCTTCCATTTCATCCAGGCGCATCTGGGTCAGTTGTTTGCCCTCATCTGTTGACGGGTCAGGCCGCTTGGCCCCGGCATGGGCAGAGGTCTGAATAAAGATTTGATCGCCACCGGATCCCGGCTGCATTGGTTGAGCCATTGTGGCCATGGTCCCAACCGAGCCAACCCAGGAGCCAGGGGTGGCGCTCAAATCGCTGCACTGGCTGGCCAGCCAGTAGCCTGCCGAGGCCGCCAACGGATGCACCAAGCCATGCACCGGCTTGACCGAGACTGCCGCGCGAACCGCCTGCACTGCGGCCTGAATGCCCATCACTGAGCCGCCCGGCGTGTCAAACAACATCACCGTGGCCTGCACCTCATCGCTGGCAGTGACTGCCGCCATGGTTTCTGCCAACCCGTGATAGGTGGCCCAGCCCAGATAGCGCTCCAGCATGGCCGAGTTTGGCGTAAGGATGCCCCGCACCGGAACAAAGGCAACGCCGCGATGCACCGCAAACCGCTGGCCACGTTCAAACTTGATCGCATCACCACCCATGGCTGACACATCAACCGAGGAAACAGCCTCTTCCTTTGGCAACCCCATCGACAACATGGGCAATCCATGCTCGGACATTGCCAGCGGCGCGGCCCCCAACAGGGCTGCAATAGTGGTCACTGTCATTGCTCTTTTCCTTTCGGCTTTGCCTCTTCTTTGCGGGTCATGTTGGGCGCAGGGTTCATCTTGTTGCCATTTTCCGTGGCCGGTAGCCCAACCTTTTTGCGCCCCTCATTCGGGGTATAGATCGGCCCGCCAACCGCCTTGGTCACCGCCTCGATCTGATCTTTGATTGTGGGCTGCAGCAAAGCGCCAAAGTCATGGCGCAGGAACATGCCGCTATCTCTTTCGCCCCGCGTCAGCACCGACATCGCCATGGCTTCCTCTGCCAACCCCGACCAGTGCAAGAGGCAATCCGTCAGATAATCGATCGCCTGCTGTTCGCCGTTTGCCTTCACTCCGTTTTCCAGCATCTGCAATTTGCTGGGCGGCATCCGGTAAATTGCAGCCAATTGCTCGCGGTCAAACTTGCGGCTGGCCAGTAGCTCCTGATCTGCCGCTGTCAGATCAAGGCTTTTGATATCATCCTCCGGCCCCAGAACCGGAATGCCATCCGAGTTCGGATTGGTGATGTGATCCTTGAGCCGCCGCGCATTGCGGGTCCGCGCCGCATCGTCTTCATAGCCTTCACCTAGTTTCAGAAAGGCCTTGGCATGGGCGCCAGAAACAGACCGGCCCGCCGCCTCTTGCCCGGCAAAAGCCAATCCAACGCTCTCAGTTGCGACCTGCAAAGGAGACCGGCCCGTCCAGCCATCCAGCGCCAAATAGCGCAGATGCACCATCGACCGGCTGGGCGCGCGACGCTGCACGTCTGCCCCATCGGTAAAATCATAGAACCGCGACCGGCCAGAGCGCAGCATCGTGCAGGCATCCTGGTTGATTATCTCGATCAGCTCCAGCTCGCCACCGCCATCACGAGGACCATAGGCATAGCTATTGCCGCGCAGCGCCCAGGCATAGATCAGAGCAAGTCGCATCACCTTGGCCGGCACACCCTCCGAGGCCTCGACATTCAGCAGATAGGCCGCTGGGTGATCGCGCACCCGCACCTCTTCCCCGTCGCCTTTACGCTGCCAGAGCTTCAACGGCACCTTGGCCAGATCCCCCGCGATATTGTTGCAGCAGGCAAACACCGTCGCATGCTGTTCGCCCCGCTGGGGCGAGACGCGCGGCAGATGTTTCGCGAGCCGCCCACCAGATCCGCCCCAGCCGATATCGGACAGCCAAGGCTCTGGTGCCATGGTACCAGAGGTCGCGGCCTCGGCAGACATCACCGGCGGCTCGACCCGCTGCACAACAGTCTCATCTGAACCGCGCGCAATATCCCATCCAAAGAACCTCATACCACTTCAACTTCCCGTGCTTTACGTTTCTGTTCGCCCGCCTCGGCGCGCCCCAGCGCCATAATCGCGGCCACAGCCGCATCGATCCGGCCCGATGATTTCTTTTTGTTCGGCTTAACATTCTCCGAGGCGTCCTCATCCCGGTGCACATTGCCAACCTGCCAGGCCAGCATGGGATTGCCGCCGTGGCGGATCTTGTTTTCCATGACCTTCTCTTCAAACCGCTTCATCGGGTTTGACATCGACTGATAGCCCTGCCGATGCTCCACCATCGGAAACCGGCGCTTGTCCAGCTTGTCGGCCAGATACTTCATGCCCCAGGGGTCATAGGCCACTTCCTGCAGATCAAAGTGCTGGCGGATCCATTCCAACCGGGTGGCCAGCTCATCCTCATCAATGGTTCCGCCTTTGTGGATCTCCAGCCACCCCTGATCACGCCAGCCGACATATTCCCGCTTTTCCGATTGCGCCCGCTGAATAAATCCCTTGGGCCCTTCTGGCAGGAAGGTGAAGGCGACCAGGTAGATCAGCCCATCAACTGGCACCGCGATCACAATCGCCGTAGTGTCGATCTTGTTGGACAGATCCAGCCCGACCCAGGCTTTGCGGCCATACATGCGCTCTATGTCAAACGGCGCGCTGGCCATGCCCTTGTCCCAGATATCCCGCGCAATCCAGGTCTCTGCCCCTTCAGTCCAGAGGTTCAAGTGAAAGCGCTTGAAGTTGGGCATGCGCCCCGCGATCGCCAGAGCCTTTTTCAGCGTCGACTGCATCGCATCGATCTTTTTGCTCACCCCCAGATTGGGGTTGCCCATGGCCCAGAACTGCGGGTCCGCCGGATCACAATCTGCGGGCGGCTCTGCGATGTAGCCAAAAAAGGCATCATCCTCGACGCCGCCGCGCAGCACACTTTCGCCATAGTCGCGCAGCTCACCGCAGAGCGATGCGCGGTCTTGCCCCGCCGTGGTGATCACCCAATCGATCGGCTGCGCACGTGCGATCATGCTCTCAACAATCGTGTCCGCCAGTTCGCGATCGGTCCAGCGGTGCATTTCGTCGCGCGCCAGAAAGCTGGGGTTAATCCCATCCGAGGAATCACCGTCCCGGCTCAGACAGGCAATCAGCCCGTCTGTTTGGTTCGTCTCGATCGCGGTGCGTGAGACATCCATGAATTCGCGCAAGAGCGGTGATCGCTTGATCATCCGCTTCATTTCTTTGAATAGCAGCCCCGCCTGGTTCTTGGTGGTCGCCGCGCAATAGCCCTGCGGCGCCGCCTCACCATCAAACAACTGGGTATAGAGCATCGGCACCGCCGTATCCGTGGTTTTGCCGTTCTTCTTGCCCACCTGGTGATAGGTCGACTGGAACCGCCGCAGACCGGTTTCCGATCGCTTCCAGCCAAAGACAGAACCATGCCTAAATTCCTGCCAGGGTTCCAGCTTCAGAGGCTGGCCAGCCATCGGCCCGGTTGTGTGCTGCAGCATGCCGCCCCAGTTGATAATCCGGCTGGCGGCCTGGCAATCAAAAAACAGCCCGCGATCGGCCCCGGTTTCCAGATCCATCAGGTGGCGCTCGCAGGCCATCCGCACCAGATCGCCCGCAACCAGATCCCCCTCAACAACCCCCAGCGCATAGCGGCTGACAGGGTGGTCAATTGGTTCCATTGGTTCCAGTAGGTTTATTCAGCTGCGCCATTACTTGATCAAACAACTCGCCTTGGCTTCCAGCCCCCAGCCGAGCCTCATCCACTGGGCTCAAACCAAACAGAGCAGCCTCTCTCCGCATCGTGTTTGCCGCCGTTTCCTGCAAGGTCAGCGCTGGATGCTTGCGCTTTTGATTGCCGTTGCGCCCCTTGCCAGTGTCATAAAACTGGCCTTCCATCGCCACCGTATTGGTAGAGGAAATGAAATTTGACACCGCCACGCAGTAGCTCGCAAACTGATATTTGAAGAGCAGTTCCATCCGTTCTTTCTTCACCAGTTCCGGCACCAGCTCATCCCAGACATCACGGGCGAGATCATCCATGAAGTCCGGCGCCGCCGGTATTTCTCTTTGGATATCCCCCTTCATGGGGATGACATTTTGCAGATCCGGCTTGCGTCCCTTCATTTCTCATCCCTCCTCTCAAAGTGGGTTTTTCTCTCCAATTTCCCGGTCGCGTAAAAAAAGGTTATCCGTCCGGTTTGTATTGTGGGGCCTCAGTTTTGAGATACCCCCCTTATCGGTGGAACACCTCACGCGCGGTCTTGCGGCTGTGACAAGAGTGGCAAAGGCTCTGCCAATTCTTGCGATCCCAAAACAGTTTTCGATCGCCTTTGTGCGGCATGATGTGATCCACATCCGTTGCCGCCTCGACCACGCCCAGCTCATCGCAATCAGCGCAGATCGGATTGGCGCGCAAGTGAACCAGTCGCGCGGCTTTCCATTTCGGATCTGCATACAAACGCCGAGCCGCAATGGCCGCTGGCGAGGTCTGCGCCACCGCGCGCCGCGTCTTCAGCTTTGCCTTGCGCGCAGCCTCGTGCTCTTCGCAATGCGACAGCCCAGGCAATGCGAACTCATCACAACCTGCAGCAACGCAGATCTTTAGTCGCGCCATCGGGTAATCCCAACTCTGTTTGAAAGCCACCAACGCAAAAGCGCCCGCCAGTTTCCCGTGGGCGCTTTTGTAGATGATGCACTATTCATGCTCTGCGGGTGGGTTAAGTGTCAACACCCTTTTTCATTTTGGCCAAATCATATCCCTGCATTCGATCAAGAGCCGAACAGAGAGACAGCCGTAAAGCCTTTGATGCGCCACCATCTTTTGACCATCCATGCGAATGAAGAACCTGAAGAATTGACATGTCACCGAGGCAAACCATATCCACCAACCGACGAACATAGATGGCCCGGCGCTTCACCCCACCATTCTTTGATGGCCGGATGCGTCTAACCTCCTTTGCCAGCCCATCGCCAATGCGGCGATGCAAAGCCCGCAATCTCTGGAAGTCCCGAAAAATCGCAGCCTCTCGATCACCACCACCGGCACCGCCGGAATGAACAGCCTCAAGAGACGAACATTTGACGCCCGACGCTGTGACCCGCTCGACCAGCGCCGCATAGTCGCGCGCCACGCTGATCTGCCCCGGCGTGAACAATGCGCTATAGGCTTGCGGATCCTGTCCAACCGAGGCCCGCCTGACCTCTGCCGCCCGATGCGCCTTTAGTGAAGCCCGCTCCATCGCATCGAACGCATCTGCAACCCGTGCCGCATCCCGTCCCGCCTCACCTGTCTTAATGGAGACATAGCCACCGCCTTCGGTCTGGCGCATTTCGCGCGGGGTGAAGCGCATCATGGGGCCTCGGCCTGGAGCCATAGGGATAGCAGGGCCACACTCGACCGGCACAGACCCACGCGCCTTGATCTCGGCAATCCGAACCGCCTCATCCTGCAATCGGGCCACCCCAGCCGAGGTTACAATCACCACCTGCTCATTCATTGCTGCACCTCAATTTCCTGCAGTATCCGGCGGCACCTTTGAGCCGCCTTGCCACGCATCTCTTTCAGCCTCTGATCTTCTGGCGAGGCAACAAAACCACGGCCCGCCAGTTCCTGCGCCTTGGCAATCCTGCGCCGCGCATCATCAGCCCGCCCCTTGATGGCGGCCAAGTCTGGTGACTTTGGCCATGTCCGGTACTTTCGTATATGCGACAGCAATTCAGGCGCCCAATCTTCTGCCACTGCCTCCTGACCGATCGGCCCGGAAAACACTGCAATCATCAGGGGCGAGGCGGTATCCTCAGGCCTTTGGATCTCCGCCGCCCATGCGAGGATCTTGGCAGCAATCGGAAACCGCGACCCATCCCGGCCACTAGGTCGCACTGCTGCCTGTTCTGCCAAGGCGTCCAGGTTCAATGCCGTCATGTAGGACAACCGCCCGCACAGCTCATCGACCATTTCATCGAACTGCTTAACCGTCATTCCCGATGGCCGACGCAACCCCAATCGCAGCAGAGGATCCACCAGATGCGCCCTGACCCGCTTCTTTGCTTCCTTCAGGTCTGTTGACCCCATAGCCCCGAACCTTTTCTCTGCTCTTTCCCACTTATCCACAGCCGAAACCGGCTAATTTCGTCACGCCAACGGTTATCTTTTCATTATCATTTTCTTCTCTTCTCCTTTCAGAACCGCGTTTTTTGGAAGAAAAAAAACTTCCAAAATCTTCCGGCGGAATTCCGTTTTCTTCCGGCGGAAGATTTCTGGAAGAAAATCACTCACGCGCGGACAAGGCATTCAGCGCCTCCTTCACCCGCGTCACCGTGCAACTGCCGCCAGGATACTCGCCCTCTATCCAACCACTGATCTGCTCAACCATAGACTGGCTCTCTGCAAACCGGGCACCGCCTGGAATATCGCGTACAAGGATCTTTCGGATGCTGGCAAAGCGTTTGCGTTCGCGATCATTGGCATTGGCGGCCGCATTGCGTTTTTTGGAATTGACCGCCTTCAGAGCGATTTCGGTCACCACGGGGTGATGCAGCCGCTGAACCCCATCACACAGGCATGGTGCCCAATTGTGCAGCGGGCCGACTTCGCGCTTGCACAGCCCATCAAATACTTCCTGCGATAGCCCGACCAGCTTTGCCAGCAGCTTGGGATTGGTTGGCAACGTGCCGACCGGGGATTGCGTTTGGGCAAGGCAGATTAGATCAAGGAAAACTGACCGAACCTCAAGGTCAGCCAGCAGCCGCGTGTCGCTTGTCAACCAGCGCTGATAATGAAATTCAACAAAGTAGTGGCTTTCCAACCGCTCCCCAACCGCGATCGGATAAACTGGCAACCCGCCAGCATCGACCGGCTGCAAATGGCTTGCATGAGCATTCATTTGGCACACCCTTCCCCTCTAACAGAGACAAACGGCCTGCCCCAGATGTGTTCACGCCGGACATAGGATCGCCCCAGGGCCATCTCGACCCGGCGTTCAATTTCGACAAATTCAGCGGCGCACCGCGGATCCGCTTTGCGCCGATCCGCAACAGCGCGCAGCGCATGCATGACAGTGGTGTGATCCCGCCCGCCAAAGCGCCGGCCAATCTCTGGCAGGCTGCAATTGGCCCGCTGCCGCACCAACGCCATGGCGATCTGGCGCGGCCAAGCCAGGCGCCGCGCACGGCTGGGCCCAATCATTTCGCCAGCGCGCAGATGGTAATAACCGCGCACGACACCAAGAATGACCGCCACCGGGTCCGATGCAAGTCTGTGCCTGATGGCCTCGCTTGGATTAATTGGCATCAAGCGCAGCCCTCCAACAGATAGACAGGTTTTACCGCCACCAAGGCCAGACAAACCGCCTGCCAGACATCGGGGGCCTCTTGCCAGCCAACCGCAGGCGGGACCACCACGCAGCCGCTGACCCGAACCGATGGCGCGACATGCGCGGCCTTCAACCCTGACCAGCCAGCCAGAAAGGCGGGCGAGATCGACATAATTTCAGCAGCGGCGAGATCCTGCATCCAGGCGCCGGCACAATCTGCACCCAGCACCGGCCCACCCTCAGAGTAGCGATATGGCGTTGCCAAACACGCCAATTGGTCTTTTTCGCGCGTGGCGATTTCGCGTAGGCGCATGGCCTCATGCAGGCCCGGTAAACGCTGCCAATGCCACCGCAGCCAGGTCCAATCTGGCTGCGCGGGAAACTGCAGCCGCTGGACCGCAAGAGGAGTGGGGAGCGCAGTCATTCGGCTGCAACCCGCATCGCTTCATCGCAGCGATTATCCATAAAACGCCCCCCAAAAAACGGGGCGCGCGGCGCAATCTGCACCAACACGCCCCAAGTTCAACAGGGAGGTTTTGGGGGCCACTTGCAGGCGCGCCTGCCCCCGGTCAGCGACGGATGGCGATCCGCGTCCTGCAGTGTTTTCGCAGACAACCGGGGCTTGTTTAGCACCCCGATTGCCTGCACCTTTCGTCACACGCCAATGATATTCGAAAGGGATTCTAATGAGTGACGATTCAGACATTGCCGTCTCCGTCGATGGGACCGCGCACACGATCCTTTGCGGTCACTGCAAGGCGAAGGTAAGCCTCCAGGGAGAAATTGATACGGACACCGCAATGGTCGGATGTGCCGATTGCGACAATTGGGCCGACCAAAAGAAGGCTTTCCAGATTGTTGGAGAGTACATCACGAGCGAGATGCAACTGGCTCTCAACCGTGTGATGAAAGATACCGCACGAAAGAGCAAAGCATTGAGTTTCGAAGGCCAGACTACGCAAAATAAGCGCTATCGATTTATCGTCTAGCGGAAGGCGTGACACATCCAGCCCCACCTGCGCCCCCAGACTTTCTAGTTCTCGGCACACAGGGCAGTCTTGACTATCTGGATCGTTAGCGCTCATGCCGCCTGCCCCAGCTGCGCGCCAAAGAAACCCGGCGCAGCCGGATCTGTCAGCATGACCAGCAGCGCGATATGACTGGCGGGGGCGGTAACTGCACCCCACCAGTTCAGCGCTGTCTGGAAACTGACATCACAAAACAGCGCCACCTCGCGCGGACTGTTGAACCGGGCGCGGAAATAGCTGGACCACAGATCCGGCGCGCTGGACTTTAGGGCGTAGGGGTCAAACTGATTTGACCAAGAGGTTTGAGAGCCGACCGCGCTAGGGTCAGCGCATGGTACATCATTGTTTACAATCAGGGTCAGACGGGGCCGTTTCGTGGGGCGGCTCATGCGGCGTCCTCCGCTTGGTCAGCAGCGGGCGGGTTTTCGGCCATATAGGCTCGCAGCCGGTCAACGGTGCGCAGCGTTGGGCTACCGTCTCCGCTTTCCCATTTCGCCCAGGTGCCGCCACCGCCGACCCCAGCCTTCTGGATGACGGTCGACGGGGATATCCCGAACTGCGCCGCATAGGCGCGCACATTGGCCATGAACTGTTCCATGACCCCTGAATAGGAGTAAACTCCTATATTGGTCAAGGGATTTTACACCGATTTATCTTTAACCCCGCATAGTAGAAAATACCTACATGAACGATGACCACATAACAGAGCCATTCCTACTGCGCCTTCAAGACCGGATCGAAAGCGATCAGGACCTGACTGCGGCTGGCCTCGCCATAAAAGCAGGCCTCGACAACTCCGCGATCCGTTCCATGCTCAAGAATAATGCAAGTCCTCGCGTTGCCACCATGCGTAAGATCTGCGCCGCCCTGGGGACGACGCTGGAAGAGTTTATGAGCAATGCCCAGACCTCAGAAGAGCAAGAAATTGTGCGTCTGTTTGCCCAGCTACCCGAACCGCTAAAGCAGCAGCTTCTGGGCTACGGGCGAGGTCTCGCTGCCGCTGCGGATCAGTCTCAGCCAAAAGGCACTGAAGAAAATGAATAAGCATCTGATCTGTCACGTTTAAAATTCCTTTATTCGCCACCCGCCCGCCACGATAGTTAAAATTGTATCATTGTGACACAAAATGCCCTGGGCTGCGCCGAAACCACCAGCCGCAGACCCGAGGCCGCCACAGGAACAACCAACAGCAAACACAACATTCGGGAAAAACAAATTGAAACAGACATTTACGACCGCCCGCGCGCTCGCCTTTGGAGTAGAACTGGTTGGGGTAGCGATTGTCACCCTCGCCTTAGTCCTCACTGCATTGACGCTCTATATAGGCGACACAGCCACCGGGATATCCGCGCTCATGGTTGTAGCGGCTGGCGCAGCCACTGCCGGCACCGGGCTGGGGCTAATACTGTTTGCCCAGCTTGTTCAGGCGCAGGTGGCGACAGCAATCAACACCAGCCAGATATTAGACCACGTTGCAAAACTGACCCCAAGGCCAGCCACACCCCCGATCACACCCCCCATCTCCGCACAGAGACACCCCCAAAAGGACAACAAATAACCCTTAAACTGATAGAACGTATCCAGCGCCAGAACGAAGACGGCAGCTGCCTACCTTCAGGCCCCAGAAAGTACCTTGATGATTGAGGGGCCAACCAAACCTGACTAACCCAAGCGCCGGATCAACCTGGCACAGGCTGCGCCCTGAACAACCCCAATCAGATATGCCACCTCGGAAGAAATAGATCCGCCAACTGCCATCAGGAAGGTGACGATCACGCATATACTGCAAAAAGTGTACAAAACCAACTTCATCTTCAACCTCCAGCCATAGAAACAGCAGCCTCCCCTATACAGAGCGCCGATTGAATATCCCCCATCGGACCGCCCGCTCCGCCTGCTTTTTCTTCCGACACCCTACTCTCCTTTTGTGCTGAACCCCGCTCTGGGCGGGGTTTTTGATTCTGCATAATAGGAGTTTTCTCCTATTTACTATTGACGTAGGAGAAAACTCCTATACATTCCCCTTCATCAACCGATGGAGGATTGAATGCAAGATAAATCAAATACCGTGCTGCGCGACGCCCAGCAGATTGCCGGATCGCCCGAAGATCACATTGATGATCCGAACCTGTTCACCACCGCTTGGGCGGCAATGAAGGCTGCGCGCGGTCAGGGCTTTGACCCCCGGCGCCTGCGGCCGCAGCATCTGATCGACCGGCCCGAACCCGCGCCGGAACCAATCGACCAGACCCTGATCCGGGTGGGCGAAACCGTGCGCTGCTATGCGGAAAAACAGGGATACCGGGTTCAGCGCCGCCATGCCGCGTGATCTGAAACCATCCCGCCCCGGCGCCTGCCCCATCATCCGGCATGGCACCCTGCAGCCCGCATCACAGCGGGCACCACCCCCGCCTCACTAGCAACACCAGACCTGCGACCAGGAGGACATCGCAGGTCTTGTTTCACCGGAACACCGCGCACTTCTCCTTTTGATGCGCGGGATAGTGCGGGCGGTTTCAGTCCTCCTCCAAAGAACCCACCGCCCGCACGACACCCCCAACCTGCTGAGGTCAGACCATGCCCCCACATAGCCTTGCCGCAGCCGCGGCTGAAATCGCCACCCAGCAGGGGCTTTGCAAAATTCTGAAATTTCAGGATCTCGGCGGCACCCTAACCCCGCCCAGCGATGATCCGCAGGACTGGTGGGAACCGGAAAACCTGACCCACCGCGCCGAATTGCACGGCATCACGGCGAGTGCCGACAACTTCTTTGGCGCCATAATCGCCTGGACCAAAGCCGCCCAAGCCGCAGGCATCCGTAATCGCCGCGCCACAGATGGTCGCCCAGATTGCCCCTACAACGGCCAGGGTCTCGCCCCCGGCGCAACCCCCAACCCAGCAGCGTGAGCGCTGCACAGGGGCGCGGCAAGCCCACCACTCACGAACAACAGTCGCGCCCCATCCAGACAACAGGAGGCACCCATGCAGCAGATCACCCAGGACAAGGCCCCCATGCGCGCCGCCATGCTGGCCAATGACGTGGCCTTTCAGCGCTACGCCGCCACCCGCAACGGCTTCCCCGGCCACCAGTTCAGCCCCACCGCTGCCACCGAACATCTGCGCACGGTCTGCGGTGTCTTCAGCCGCCGCAATCTGGCAACTGACGCCGCAGCCTTTAAGCGGTTTCAAGAAATGCACACGAACTTTCTGCTTTGGTCGGGTCGCCTGCAAGCCCCTAGAGAAGCTGGATAAATGGCCATGAAACACGTCTCAGAGGCTCAAATAAGGGTACTAGCAGCAGGTATACAAGATTTGCCAACCCCGGCGGAATTGGAAGAGCCATTTGGCCTCGGCGCCCCATGGACCCACCACGCCAACCAGAAAGAGCTGGAAGAGCTGGCAAAGCTGCACAACCGGATCATCCGCAAACAAAAGGCCCTAATCCTGCTGGTCGAAAACCGCGCCACCATCAGACGCCGCTGCATCAAACGCATGCGCCGCGAAGCTGGCAAAGCCTGACCGAAACCGCACCGAAAAATGGAGATACTCATGAGCGCCCCCCAACCAAATTGGAACCAACTGACACCAGAGCAGCGTGAGAAGTTGTGCAAAGCAGCGGAAGCCTACTGTGAGCCAGGAGGCCCAGAACCGGAGGA